CAACAACCATCTCGGTGTAGAGCAAGGTCCGCTTGCTCAATTGCCGGTGAAAGAACCGGCAATGCCGGTCCGTCCAGTCCATCATCGGGGCGACCGCTAAAACAGGAAGCCCAGAAATCTGGGCTTTCTCATAGAAATTCAAATCGTTATGCCCGTTTTCTTGTGTCACGTTTTGTCAGCGTTTTTCATGGTATTGCATGGTTTTTCAGTATCAAGTACAACATTGTCGTACTGGGAATGGGGCATGTTGTACCGATATGGGCACGATCACCGAACGCAAGCGCAAGGACGGCAAGTCATCCTATATGGCCCAGATCGTCAAAAAGAAACAGGGCGTCATCGTTTGGCGGGAGGCGAAGACCTTCACCAGCGCGCGCGAGGCGCGATCCTGGGCGGCATACAGGGAAGCCGAATTGGACAAGCCCGGAGTGCTTGAAGACCTGAAGCGGCCCGCGTCAACCCTTGCCGACGCAATCGACCGATACACGTCCGAGAAGCGCAGCATAGGCCGAACCAAAGAGCAGGTGCTGCGGTCCATCAAAGACTATCAGATCGCCAAGATGAACTGCGCGGCCATCCGTTCGGCGGACATCGTGGCCTTCGCTGATGAGCTTGCGACGGGCGACCGCAAGCCGCAGACGATCGGAAATTACATCAGCCACCTTGCCGCGATCTTCCGTGACGCTAAACCGCTATGGGGAATTCCGCTGGACTACGCCGAGATGCAGGCGGCGCAGCGGGTGCTGTCGCGCATGGAGAAGACCAGCAAGTCCACTAAGCGGGACCGTCGCCCTACCCTACCTGAGTTGGACCTGATCCTTTCGCACTTCGAGGAGAGGCAGAAGCGAGCCCCGCATTCCGTGCCCATGGTCCGGATCATCATCTTCGCCCTGTTCAGTTCGCGGCGGCTGGAAGAGATAACCCGCATCACATGGGCGGATTTGGACGAGGAGCACAGTCGAATATTGGTCCGGGATATGAAGCATCCGGGACAGAAGGCCGGCAACGACGTCTACGTCGACCTGCCGCCCGAGGCGATGCGCGTGATCAAGCGCCAGCGTCAGGAAGGCAAGAACCGGCCGGAGATATTCCCCTATTCCACCGACGCTATCGGGGCAGCGTTTACGCGAGCCTGCAAGGTATTGGGGATAGAAGATTTGCATTTCCACGACATGCGGCACGAGGCGGTAAGCCGCCTTTTCGAGCTTGGCAATTCGATCCCGCACGTTGCTGCCGTGTCTGGGCATCGTTCATGGGCATCGCTTCAGAGATATACGCAGATCAGGAGCAAGGACGACAAATTCGCCGACTGGCCATGGCTGGAAATAGTCTGCCAATAAACGCAAAGCTTGACAGCATACGTACATTTTCCACTCTTGAAATGTGCCACGGCGTGTTGCCGCGGCACAGCCTCCTGCTCACGCGGCGCACCGGCTGTTTTTTGACCAGCCGCGTTTGGAGGCAACATGCTGTCAACACCAGAAGCCGCCGCATATATCGGGAAATCGGCGAGTTGGTTGAACAAGACGAGGATGTCGGGAACCGGCCCCGTCTACCTGAAAGTCGGCGGCAGCGTCATCTATGCCAAGGCCGATTTGGACGCGTTCCTGAACGGAGCGCGCCGCACCGCGGTTTACGCCCACGCAAACGATAATCGGCGTGCGCAGGCCGCAGCTTAACCCAACCAGAGGAACATCGATGCAACTAGAAAACGCGCGGCCCTGCACGGGGCCGACGAGCGCGAAGGGATTCCGGAACATTGGCCGGTTCAATCTTCGCGTGACGCCAGAGATATTACTTTACGACATGTGCCTTGTCCGCAACCCGGACGGCAGACTGCTTCTTTACCCACCCACCACGAAATACGACGCGCCGTCGATGGCGTTCGCGCCCGCGACCCGCGCGGCCATCATCCGCGAAGCAGCTACGATTTTTGAGGAAGAGTTGAATGACGCAAACCGACATTAAAATACCAAAAGACCTTTTTGCCGAGGGCGACCACGATGCTATCGGCGCAATCTACTACGGCATCTATGACCGCTTGGTCGACCAGGACCACGCCATAGTCAATATTGTATGGGCTACCACGGGCTGGGCGGAGGCAACCCCTGCGAACATTCAGGTTCCGGCGCATGATAGCGGTCCGACGGATATGGATGAGGCGCGCCGCATGGCTGTCCTCGTCGACCAGATAGACGGCTGCCACCACGACACGTCAATCCTGATATGGATGGACCCCGAAACCGGCCAGCCGATGCAGGCGCAACTGGCAGGACCGGAGGTGGATGGCGACATCGCCAAGAGCATCATTGCCCGCGATATCGGGCAGCCCGCACCACCACCGCCCAAGACTGACCTGATGAAGTCCCTGGACGCGCTGGCCGCAAAGTTCGAGCGGGAGGCCGAGGAACGGCACGCGAAGGCGGACAACCAAAACGACCAGAAGGTCGGCAAGTTCATAGTGACCCGGTTTCGCGACCTTGGGAAGGCGAAGCCGAAGCCGTACATCGTCAAAGGTGTCCGCGCGGCTGGGGAAGCATCTTATACGGTAGCGAAGCCTGGCGGCGGCAAGTCCGTCATCGAGGGCGACATTGCCTATCATATCGCCACGGGCCGGGAATGGCACGGACACAAGGTCGAGAAGGGACTGGCCGTCTACTTTGCCGCGGAGCGCAAGCAGCTTCAGGAACGCCGAGCTATGGCCTTGCGCAAACACTACGGCGACGAAGATGCCGACGTGCCATTGGTCATCATCGGAGGCAAGCCGAACCTGACCGACGACAAGCGCGTTGATGCAACGGCCATGGTCCAACTTGTCCGGGAATTGGAGAAGGAATACGGCCTGCCCTGCCGGCACATCACCATTGACACGCTGATGCGGACCTTCGGCGGCAAGAACCAGAATGCATCCGAGGATATGTCGAAATTCGTGCATAGCATCGACCTGCTTATGGAGTCGGTGCCTACCGCCCATGTCAACGCTGTCCATCACGAAGGATGGGAAACGGGCCGGCAGAAGGGTTCCATCGACCTGGATGGCGCAGTTGATGCGAGCTTCCAAGTGCGGAAGTCGGGCGGCACCTTCACCTTGGCATGTGACGGTGCCAACGATGGCGAGGAAGGTGACATCTTATCCTTCACTATGCAGTCAATCGACCTTGGAATGGACGAGGACGGCAAGCCGATTACCGCGCCCATCGTCGTAAAGTCTGCGGATGTTGTCGTCTTGCCCAAGGAGCATTCCGAGAAGGTGCAGGAGAAGGCCGAGCGGGAGGCAATGGAGATTATCACCGAACTTGCCGCAGGAGGGCATCCTGTCGGCGGCGGTGTGTGGCTGGCCAAGTTCCGCGAGACCGACCCGGACGCGAAAGAAGAGACGATGAAGAAGCGGTGGGAGCGTGCCGTCCGTGCATTGGAGAAAGCAGGCCGCGTCCAGTCATCCGGTAAGCCTAAGGTCTACACATTACCGGAGGGACAAGAAGTAGGGACAAGCGAGGGACATGTCCCTGAAGAGGTTGTCCCTTGTCCCAGCGACCCATCTGACAGGCTAGGGACAAAGGGACAGGGACAACCCCCCTTTAGGGGTTGTCCCAATGTCCCTGTCCCTGCCGAGGGTTTGAATGATGATGTCTTTACCGAAGACGATATCCCTGCCTTCCCGCGGAAAGCAGCCTAATGGCAGCATGGCCCTATTCCACCAAAGCCTGGCGCGACCTGCGCCGGGCGAAGCTGGCCGCCCAGCCTGTATGCGAACAATGCGCCAAGCGCGGCCTGTCCGTGCTGGCAGAGGCTGTCGATCATATCGAGGAGATCAGGAACGGCGGCGATCCCTTCCCTGCGCTTGATGGACTGATGTCGCTATGCACGGCCTGCCACAGCATAAAAACCAATGCCGTGACGGCTGGCCGGGATAGGATGTGGAAAGGGTGCGACGTGGATGGCAATCCGCTGGATGGCGGTTGGTAGCCCAGCCGCCGGCACAGCCGCCCGTACAGCGCGTCTAGCGCAATATCGGGTGTCGTACACCGGCCAAGCCACAACACGCACCACGGCCCGCCTGTGGCCCGCTGTGGGCATAGGGGGCTTCGCGGCGCTGGAATCGGCCGGCTATGGACCGGCGGGGTACCCAAAGAAAGAATATGTTATGTTACACTATAACATCTGGAGGCGACCATGGGCCTGAGAGGACCGGGTGCACGCAAAAAGAGCGCCGGCATACTATCCGCACCGGCCCGCGAAATGCCGTGGGAAGCGCCGGACCTGACCCGCGTCGAGCGGCTTGTCGCCTTCTTGGAGTTCTTGCCCATCACCAAGGGCATCCTTGCCGGCCAGACCATGAAACTGCTGCCGGAACAGATCGAGTTCATCGAGGCCGTCTATGGCAATGTGGACGAGGAAGGCCGGCGCGTTGTGCGGCTGGCCATCCAGAGCCAGCCTAGAGGTGGCGGCAAGACCGGTTTCCTGGCGGGCATAAATTTAGCCCATTTGCTTGGCCCGGAGAGCGAGCCGCGTGGCGAAATCTACAGCGCCGCCATCGACAAGCAGCAGGCGGGACTCCTGTTCCGAGAGATGGACGCCATCATCCAGGCCGTGCCGGAGTTCGAGGCGCGGACGAACTGCCAGAGCTTCCAGAAGCGCATCACGGTGCTGGACGGCGCCGGCAAGGGCAGCATCTATGAATCGCTGTCGGCAGACGTCCGGCGCGGGCATGGCTTGGCCCCGTCCCTGTGGACCTATGACGAATTTGCGCAGGCCAAGACCGACGAGCTTCTGCACAACCTTCAAACCGCGCAGGGCAAGCGGAAGGAAAGCCTGGGCATCGTCATTTCGACACAGGCCGCCAACGATCAACATCCGCTGTCCGTCATGATAGACGACGCGCTGAAGGGCGAGGATCCATCCGTCTATTGCCAGCTTATATGCGCGCCGGACGATGCCGATCCCTTCGATGAGGAAGTATGGAAGGCGTGCAACCCGGCGTGGGGCATCTTCCTTGATGAAACCGAGTTCCGGTCGCAGGCGGAACGTGCGCAGCGCATATCGTCGTTTCTGCCGCGGTTCTTGAATCTGCGCTTGAACCGTCGCGTCGAGGCCGAAGAGCGGTTTATCCGGTCGAAGGAATGGGCGGCCTGCAATGGCAAGGTGGACGTGGCCCGGCTGGCTGGCCGCGTGTGCTATGGCGGGCTGGACCTTGGCAGTACCCGCGATCTTAGTTGCCTGACGCTGGTATTCCCGGACGAGGACGGCGGCTATGACGTCCTGCCGTTCTTCTGGTGCCCCGGCGACAACCTGCTGGAGCGGGAAGACGTTGACCGCGTGCCCTATTTCGCATGGTCGAAGGCCGGATATATCGAGCCGACGCCCGGCGCGGCGATTGACTACCACTATATCGTCCACCGCATCGGCGAACTTGCCGCGCAGTTCGATATTCAGGCCATCGCCTTCGACCGCTGGCGGATCGAGGACGTGCGGCGCGGGCTGGCGGAAGATGGCATCGACGTGAAGATGGTGGAGTATGGGCAAGGATATAAGGACATTTCCCCGGCGCTGGATTACTTCGAGACGCTGCTGATCGGCGGGAAGCTGCGGCACGGGGATCATCCCGTGATGAAGTGGAATGCTTCGAATGCTGTCGTAACCCGCGACCCGGCCGGCAATAGAAAGCTGGACAAGGAGCGCAGCCGAGAGAAGATTGACGGGCTGGTCAGCTTGACGTGCGCGTTGGGCTTGGCGAGGCGACATGAGCCGGAAGGATTGCCGGCTTGCTTGATGGCGGCTTGAATAGGCGAAAACGCCTACGTCATTGCCGGCCGGCGGACAAACTTAGTGAAAATATTCACGAAGTTCCGAGCGCCTAGATTGGCCGTATCCCTACGGCGCGGCGCTGAATGAAGGGCGCGGGCTTTTCGGCGAAGATGATGATTACAATTTCGGGAAATGGAAGCAGGAGAATGTCTATGGCAACTTGCCAGAGAGTTTATCCGCGCCTGAGCCGCACGAAGAATCCGCAGCCATGTGGGCGGACGTTGTTTCCATCAGACGAGCAGTTTGGCAGGTGGATAGATGGTACGGTGAATGACAAGTTGTCATTCACGCCTATTTGGAAGCGCCAAAAGTAGGGGCGACCATGGTTTTGCTAGTAGGGGCGGCCCTACTAGCAGCGTTGGGCGTTCTGCGGCAGATACCCAAAACTAGGACAGCACACCTGACCTATGGGTGCCTGCGACAATTTGCCATTTCGAAGTGAATTCAAATACTTATTCTGAAATAAGGCAGTTTCGCCACATTCTCGATGGGAGTATATATGAGGGGGAGTGAAAGTCCCGGTCCCTTTTTACGTTTTTATAGAGAGTATGGTGAAGGGGAAACCTGACTTTCTACGAACTGGCAACCCTATAAGGGTGAAGGCCGCTAAAAAATCTGTGCCACTTGTAGCGTATGTATATGGGAGGCTTGCGGAAATCCGGCTGGGCGTCGCTAATCCCGTTTCAAGTCACCTATAGGTGAGGGGCAACTTCGGGACGATTGTCCCGAAGTCAGATAATTCCCAAAATTTTGGGAATTATCAGAAACAAAATTTTGCTTCTGATCGCGAACCAACACCTTGTTTCGGCAAGCTGATTCCGGCTGGGTGCCACTAATCCGGGTTCAAGTCACCTATATATGGGAGGGGTAAATACCGCGAATCCTCGGTATTCACTTGCCGCATGCATGCATCAAACGGAGGCTGTCCTCCCGTTGATACGTAACAGATCGCCTCCCGGTGCGGGAAGGGTACGGAGAATGTCTTCCCGTTGGTTATAACCAAACCCGCCCCAAGTTTGGGTAGGGCACGGAGAGCGTTTTTTGCAACCTGCGAAAAAACTCCCCCACCACACAGTTTCACAGACAGGAACCGCCGACTCCTTTTTGGGACATGGCCAAATCCTTAAGCGCGCGCCGTTCGGCGGTTCCTTTGTCATATCTAGCGGCGCGCGCATTGGCAAGTTCGGCCTGAGAAACCGCGCTGAAAGTCGCATCCGGGGTAGTGTCCGGAGCGCTGTCGCCGGCCGCACGCGGGATGCTGCGGCCGGCCCCCCTTTTTTGCTCACACATAGTTCTATCAACTGACGAAAGGACACGGCCATGGCCGACCCTTGGCGCGAGCGCGCCTTTAGTATCGGTGAGGCCGCTGACCTGGCGGGCCTTCGCCGCTCCCAACTGGATATGTGGTTTCAGCGCCAACCGGCCGACCTGTTCAGCCAGAAGCGCGGCTATAGGCGATGGCTGTCACCGCAGGACATTTCCATCCTTGCCCTTGCGCACCAGCTTGAGCGGGGCGGCCAGACGTTGCTTACGGCCATCGCTTGCGCCTTCGAGCATCTTCAAGAGCCGCCCGCACCCGACGCGATATTCGTGGTCGAGGCCGGCCGCACAAGCTGCACGGCTGGCCGGTTCATCAGCGACCGCGATGTGCCGCGCCTGGCCGTCGACAAGACCCAAATCCTAATTCCCGCCGGCAAGATCGTCGCCGGGATAATTGCCGCCTGCGAAGCATTGCGGGCCGCATAGCACAGTCGGACCTAGGCCGACTTCACAACCGCCCTACGGGGCATTCTCATATGAGGTACTACTTATGAATCTTGCATCTTTGCAGGAATCCCGCGCGTCCAAACTAGCCGAGCTTCGCGCCCTTGGCGACAACCCCGACGCCACCAAGTTCGACAAGCTGGAAGGCGAAGTCCGCGAACTGGACAAGTCCATCAAGCGCGCCGCCACGCTGGCCGAGTTCGAGCGCCAGTCGGAAGCCGAACCCGACAAGCGGTTCGAGGCCGAGACGCGCGAGTTCAGCGTTGCGAAGGCAATCCGTGAATCCGTGAATGGTACGCTTACCGGCCGGGAAGCTGAAGTGTCGGCCGAGCTCGGCAAGGGCCGCGAAGTTCGCGGCGTCATGATCCCGACTTCCGCGATCTTTGGCGAAACCCGCGCCCAGACAGCCGGCACGGCCACGGCTGGCGGTAATACCATCGCAACCAACATGGGCGGCCTGATCGAGCGCCTGCGTCCCGTCCTTGCGGTGCAGGGCATGGGCGCTTCGGTTATTAGCGGCCTGTCGGGCAATCTGGACTTGCCGAAGCTTACGGCCGGCCCGACCGCGTATTGGGTTGCGGAAGACGGCGCGTCGACGGAGTCGTCTTCGACCTTCGCCAAGGTGAGCATGTCGCCGAAAACGGTGTCCGGCCAGATGTACCTTTCGAGGCGGATCATCCTCCAGAATTCGGTTTCGATGGAAAACGTCCTTCGTTCCGATCTGGCCTACGTTCTGGCGCAGGCGCTGGACAGTGCGGCGATCATGGGTGGCGGCACGAATGAGCCTGACGGCCTGCTGTCGATCCTGACGGAGAACGCCACTTCCGAGACGGCGCTTACCGACATTGCGGCAGACTTGATCAGCGCGCTTGAGATGGATGACGTGACAGGCACCACCGGCTTCCTGACTAACCCGGCTGTCCTTGCGGACGCTAGGAAGATCAAGGAGGAGTCGGGTTCCAACCGCAATATTCCGATTGCGGAAACCTTCCATGGCGAGCGTGTGGTCGCGTCGAACAATGTCCCGGCCGACACCGGTTCGCCTTCGGCGGGCTATCCGGTGATCTACGGCGCTTGGAGCAACCTTGTGATCGGATATTGGAGCGGCGTCGACATCCTCGCCAATCCGTATTCGGACGCCACGAAGGGCGGCTTGCGCTTGCATGCCTTCTTGGATGCGGACATCGCCGTCCGCCACGAAGAAGCGTTCAGCTTCAAGTACGTCTAACCATGACGGCCCTTAGCCTTGAAGACGCGAAGGCACATCTTCGCGTCACCTTCGACTCCGATGACGATTACATCGAGTCGTTAATCGAGGCGGCCGAGGGCTACGTTGTGGAAATCGGGGTGGGCTTTGATAGCCCGCCCCAACCCGCCGTAGTCCATGCCGTCAAATTGCTTGTTTCGCACTGGTACGGCCAGCGCGATGCGGCAGGCACCGAGCCCAGCCGCGCCATTGCGTTCGGCGTCGACGCCTTGCTGGCGCCCTACAGGGAGTGGACGATTTGACCCTAGAAACCAGAACCGCGCATAGCGTGGCAGCGGAAGGCCGCAAGCTGGCCGGGTATGTCGCGACGTTCAACAATGAAGCCCGCATCGCCGACTTCAGCGAGACTATCGCCCCCGGCGCATTCCAGCGCAGCCTAGCCGGCGGCGGCGACATTCTTGCCCTAGCAGACCATGACCCGAAGCGAGTCCTGGCCCGTACCAAATCCGGCACGCTTCGCCTGTCTGAGGACGAGCGCGGCCTGCGCTTCGAACTGGACGTGCCGGACACAAGCGCCGGCCGCGACGTGCTTGCGCTGGCGGCGCGTGGCGACCTGGGCGGCATGTCCTTCGGCTTCAACGTGCCGGAAGGCGGCGACGAGTGGCGAGGTGACAAGCGCACCCTGCGCACCGTCGATCTCCGGGAAGTGTCGGTAGTCAGCGCGTGGCCAGCCTATGACGGGACTTCGGTTAGCGCCCGCGCCAGACAGACCCGCACGGCAGCGGCCCGCCGTATTGCCCTACTGGAAATGGAGGCGCCGCATGTGGCCCTTTAACCGCAAGACCGAAGAACGCATCGCCAGTTCGGATCCATTTTTGGGCGAGTTCCTTGGAGCCCGCTGGACGGCCCGCGCGGACATCGAGAAGGCGTCCGGCCTTGCGACGGCGCATAGGTGTATCCAGACCATTGCCGAGAGCTTGGCCGGCGTGCCGCTGAAGGTGTACAGGCGCACCGATAACGGCGGTTCGGAGCCGGCATCGGACCATCCTTTGTATGGTTGCCTGCATGACGCCATGTCGCCCACGCTTACCGCGTTCGAGGGCCGCGAATGGCTAATCGCCGCGATCCTGATGCACGGGAACGGGTACGCCCGGATCGAGCGCAATGGCCGCGGACAGGTGACGGCGCTGCATCCCCTGATCGCCGGGACTGTCACCGTCGAGGTGCTGAAGAACGGCCGCCTGCGCTACAAGCACGCCCGGCAGGACGGCGGCACGGAAACCTTCCTGCAAGAGGAAATCCTTCATCTTCGCTATCGGACGGCGGACGGCATCTTGGGGCAGTCACCGATTCAGATTGCGGCCAGCACCTTCGGCCTTGCCACGGCGCAGGAAGATCAAGCCGGCGCGCAGGCGTCCAATAGCTTCCGGCCGGCTGGCGCGCTGTCATTCCCGGACAAGCTTTCTGGCACGGGCAAAGAGGACCTGATCGCCAAGTTCAAGGACCGCATTGTCGGTTCGCTGAAAGCCAATGAACTGATCGTACTAGATGGCGGCGCGAGGTTCGAAACCTTCCAATTTTCGGCCAAGGACAGCGAGTTTCTTGAAAGCCGGAAGCTGTCGAACGAAGCGATCTGTGCCGTGTTCGGCGTGCCGCCCAGCGTGGCAGGCATCCTGAGCGATGCGAACTACAGCAGCATTAGCGAGGAAAGCCGCGCCTTGGTCCAGCGGTGCCTTGCCCCGATGGCAAAGCGCATCGAGATGGCGCTGAACATGGCGCTGCTGACGCCGGAAAGCCGCAAGCAGTTCTACATCGAGCACGATCTATCCGGCCTGCTTAGGGGCGACCTGACTACTCGTTACACGGCATACCGCGTCGGGCGCGAAGGCGGTTGGCTGTCCGCTAACGAAATCCGGGCCTTCGAAAACATGAGCCGGATTCCGGATGGCGACGAATACGTCCAGCCGCTCAACATGGGCTTGGTTGGCGCGAACGATAACAAGGGCAAGATCGATGCAGCCGGGTGAATTGCGGGAAGTCATCGAGCTACAGAAGCGCGGTGACTTAACGGATGAGTACGGGAACACCACCCCCGGAGCCGGCCCGTATGAAACGCAATTTTCCTGCCCGGCCCGCATCCATATTCTGCGCGGAACGGAAACCGTCATCGCGTCGAGATTGGCCGGGACGCAGATCGTCGCGATCACTGTAAGATGGCAGCCGGCATGGGAGGACGTGGCGCCGGACTGGCGGATCGTCAACGGCAGAACGGGCGTCACCTACAACATTCGCAGCGTCGAACCTGACGAACGGCGCTCTTGGGTCAACATCCTTGCTGAGTCAGGTGTGGCCGGTGCGTAGGGGGCATGAACCTAAAGAACGCCCGGATGCTGGTTTACGCCGGTTTCTGGGCGTCGATCCTGCGGTCGAGGAGACGCTGGCAAGGGCTGGGTTAGACCCGGTACGACAAACAGTACAACATCCCCTGCCCTTTTCATTGAAATTACAAGACAATTATAAAGAATCCGTCCAGTCCATCATGGGTGCGACGGAGAATAACTTCTCTTTTTTTCCAATATCTTATCGTACATATCGATCGGATCGGTTCGCCATCCTGCGATCAAGCCGGATGTGTCTTACCTCTTTTGATCTCTCCACGC